GTTCATCAATGTTTTCAACAACTGTATTGATTACACCTTCGTAAGTTTCGGTTACTGTGGTAACAACGCCACTAACGTCTTGCAAAGCTGCACTTGAAAGATTGCCCGCTGTTTTAACGGTTGTATCAACTGTAGTCATGGCAATATCTTTTCCACCTTCAATGACTGAATTAACAGTTGCACATGAAGTTGCAAATAAGCCGATTAAGATTAAATATAAATTTTTCATTTTTTATCCTATTTAAATAAAGGTGGGGAGCCGAAGCTCCCCGGGGTGGTTAATTAAGCAACTTGTAGCTTGAATTCACCGATAGCTGTAGGCAGGATAACTTTGTATCCATATACAGATAAACCTCTAACGCCATCACCGAATGAAGACTCAAGTCTTACAGTTTCAGTGTTAGTCATTTGAGATGCATAAGCAATAGCTTTTGGATGTCCGTAAAGACCAGATGTTACACCTGATGTTGTAGACAGATTGTTAGATACATACATGTTGAATCTATCAATTTTTCCAATGAAGCCATTTCTTAAAGGTGAAACGCTATCACCAGTTAAGTAAGCTTGTCTTAGCTCTGACTGCTTAATTAGAGTAGCAACCGCTGGGTTGACAATCATAAATCTTCCTTCTTCAGGAATGTTGTTGTCGTCCAACTGCTCTCCAGCAGAAAGAATGTGACCAAGCACAGTGCTTGATGTAATGTCAGCAGGTGTAGAGTTGATGTCTGTTAAAGACGAACCAGCTGCTACGTTTGCAAATACATCTTGCTCAATAGCGATCTTCATGTTCTGAGCTGCATCACCTGCTGCCTCGTTCATGAAATCAATATCAGCTTGCATTCTTAAGATATCGTCAACTTTAAAAGCGTAGCTTTTAGCTTTGTTGATGTCCAACTCAATAGTGCTAGATGTTACATCAGCGTAAGACAAAGAACCTGTGTAGTCAGCAACTGTTACTGCTGGTACTGTTCTTATGTTTACTTTGTTACCTAACCCAGAGATCTCTCCTTCATACTCGTTAGTTGTTACCTCAGATAAAACTGTCTGTGCGTAAAACTTAGCTTGTAGTTTTTTAGAAAAGACTTCTGGAATGAAATGCTGTTCTCCAGCTGCGAAAGAAAAACTTCCACTACTTGATGAATATGCCATTATTTACTCCTAATTTTTTAATGTCAATTTCAAAAATTTGCAGTAAAAATTTATGGTCTTACTCTGCCTTCCCGATGAGCTAGGTCGATATCAGCTTCGTATTTACGGAACTGTTTATCATTTAACTTACCAATCTCAGCAGCAGTCCAAATCTTTTTACTACTCCCAATGTTTTGTTTCCTAGCTTTTGGTAGATTCGGCTCAGCACTCTGCTTCGCTTTCTCAACCAAGTCTGCTTTAGAAACCTCCGGAGTAGTAGTGATTCCAAGTGCGTTTTTATAACGTGAGAGCAGTTCGATGGTGTCGTCAGCCCCGCCGCCTTCTGCTACCTGCTGCCATACCGGACTTTGTCTTTCTAGCCACAGATTAAAATCCTCTGAGTTGGCTATCTGAACATAGTCTGGGTGGGCTTTAGCTAACTTAGCTTTGTGCTCACGGACCAGATCGTCCTGTTGAGCTTTCGTCAATTCCTGAGTAGTTTTTTCAAACTTCTGATTAAGTTTGGCAAAAGCTGTATCCACATAACTCTGAAGGGGCTTCACTAACTCAGGATAATCTTTCATTATCTCAGAGAGGTCGACGCCTACTTCTTCCATCTGCTTCTCAACTTTGGTTTCACTTCTCAGTGATTCCATTGCCTTAACCTTATCGGTTAACTCAGAGATCTTTTTCTCAAGCTCTTTCTCATGTTGGGTGGCTTTGGTCATTCTCGCCTGAGCGTTCTTGTACCGTTCCTCCCACTGTTTAGATGACACAGTCTCCTGATCATCCTCCACTTGTTCATTCTCTACTTCGGTTTGAATCTCTTCATCCGCTTGACTTGATTCTTCAGTGTCCTGAGATTCAGGGGGTGAAGTCTCGACAGTTTCTTCTTTCTCTTCTGGGGTGTCCTCTACTTCTGGTTCAAGGTTTGCAAGCCCCTGTCCTTCTGGTTCGGATTCCTTCTGAGAAGTTTCCATCTGTTTTAACATCTCGTCAGCTTCTTTTTCAAGCCTTTCGGCGATCATCTCGCCTCTGGTTTTAACTTCTTCAGTCATTTTTTTATCCTCGGTCCTTATGTTAAGGGTGTCGATTATTTATATATGTTGGGAGTTTCCTTGCGGGTTCCCAACGAGTTTAAAACTTTGTCTGCAATTTGGTCTAAAGATACAACAAACTTGAGTATGTCGCAACGTCCTTGACTAAAGCGGTAGTCCTCCGTTATTTCCAACTGGTCCCGCTCCCTCTGGCGAAGGTGTTCCATTTCTTGCATCAGGACCGACCACTCCGTCCCCATTTGGGACTTGATCAATTTGACCGCCTTGCTGCATTCCGGCGATAGCTTGTTGTAGTTGTTGTTGCTCATCCATTAACTCCTTTTCAGATTTAAGTACATCATCCGGATCTATGTCTAATGACTTGGCAACATCCTTAAGAAGTTTGTCCCTCTTAACCATTTGCTGATCCTGTGGATTATTAAGTAACGATAAGAACTGTAGCAATCTTTGAGACTGAACTTCTTTTTGTACCATCGTTGTTGAACCTCTAGCAATGATTCTCATGTCTGACTTAATATCTGAATTGGGGTTCCAAGTCATGTTCCAGTCATACAAAGATCTTACGAGCGGTTTGGTTAGATAATCATCAATGTTTTTAATTACAGATTTTAAAACTATATTGGCGTTTGACATCAATATAGAAATACCTGTAGCTGTTCTATTTAAAGAGCTCTGTGTTTGTCCGTGTGTGTAGGACGGAAGAGCCGTGGTTTCATCGGCAAACCTTCTAAACAGTTCAATCACTGAAACAAGAGCCGGTGAATTGGACTGTGGTTGATAGAACCTAACCATAGGCTGGTTACCATCACCACCCTCTCTAAGGAATACACGCCAAGGATATAGATCTGTTGGGTCCTCACCAGAAGCCATGATGTCGGTATTGACCTCAACCATAGGTCCTGAAGATAAAGCCACGTTGTCTAAATAAATCCTTGTAGCAGCGTTCATGGTTTGCTGTGAATCACGCATCATCTTAGGTACGCCAGTTCCCCAGAACACATGTGGGTTCTTTTCGTATGGGAAAATAAAGTAAGGAATGATGCCTCCCGGGAGAGGATTCAATTGTGCTTTAATAATCTTGTCATCTGTCATCCAGATATTGCACTGGTATTCTTGTGATAGATCATCGGTTTCTGCGAACTCAATGCCGTGCTCTTCTAGCTCAAAGCCGTTAACACTACCCCAGAACTCTAACACCTCAAACTTACCTGAGTCTGTTTCGTACTCATTAACATTGGCTATATCTCTGCGGTCTTTCTCGTGTTGCTCTTCGTCATGGTTACCCTCTGGGTTCATATGAATGCACTCTTCAATAAGGTCGCTGTTAAATCCGGGGGAGTCTTTTAGTTGTTGGAAGTCCACACGTGAGAGTATGTGTCTTCTAAAGATAGACCTCATGTCATCAATGGAGGTTGCGTATGGATCGGGATATAGATCGAAAATAGAAACTGCCTCCATCTCCGGCATAGGTTCTTCTTCGTATATTAGATTAAATCCTTCTTCAGAATTAATCCATTTGTGATTTCTTTCTATTCTCAATGTGCCTGATTTCATGGCACCTGTTCCGAATATCACTTGTTCCATAATAGCATCTTTCATGCTGCCTTCAAGATTACTTTCTAAAGTTTGATCGTTAATTACCTCAAGCATCTTTTCAACACGGATGTCTGTCTCTTCGTCAAGCTCTTTTACAAGCTCTTTATATCTAGCCTGAATCAAATCATCGACCATCATAGGATCGATTACCTGAGCCGCCTCCATGATCTCTAGGGCTGCCCTTTCGGTAAGCTCCTTCTCTACGGTTGGCTGTTTGGTAACGGGGGTAGACTCAATTGAATAAAATCTTTGACCGGGTTGAAATAATAAATCTGTGATTCTTGAATAGGCGGCTAGTACTTTTGTGCGGGTAAGACCTACATAGACCTGTGATCTGTCTCCCTTCTCCCTAATCTTCGCTAGGGTATCATTGTCATACTGACCCATGAATGCTCTAAGGTCTTCCACCCAGTCGTCCTCTATGTCGGACCTTGCATCCTTAAACTCAAAGTACTTTGATTTTAACTCTCCCCCTAGGCTTATAATCGGGTCATCCATCTCGACGCTGTCGCCAGCCATCGCTATGCCCTCTGGGGCTACTTCTTTTTTATCTAGTTCGCTCATTTAAATAAAATCTCTTTTGTGTCTGTTGGTTATTTGTATCCTCTGTTTCCTTGGCATTGAGTTTAAACCAAACAGTGCTATAGCATATGCCATGATTCTATCATCATAACACCCTTGTTGTGCATTTGTAATACCTCGTGCATCAATTACATACGTACGCATCTCGTCAATTAAATCAACACAAGCTACGCCTGACTCACCCTGACGCAATAAATGTGTGAGGTTATCTATAATCAACGGCTTGGTTTTACTGGTGGTTAAGAAACCCGCTCGCCTTGTTAAACGATCCACGTAGGCATCATCCACCGATTGTTCAACATACTGGTTAGGGTAACCCATGTCTTGTAACTTCCTGATGGTTGTAAGTCCGTGGTTGTTTCTTTCAACCAAGGTCCAAGCTTTGTTGTAGTGGGTCGCTATGGCGGCAATCACCTCGGCGAAGTCAAACGGGTCTATGTGCCCGTGCCATGTCGCCACCTGATAGCCCATGTGGTCCAGACCCTGAACGCAGGAATAGTCACCGTGCTCAAGCCCCTCGGAAACATCCACCCCAATACAATACCTATAATCTGCTTTAGGATGCTCGAAAATTTTTAGGGGACCATTGTTATTTTCTATGAACTCATTGCCTCGCACCATGCCCTGCCAAGTCGGGGAATAGCACTCATTGTGTGCGGCATCAATCCACTTAGGCTCCACAAAGACACGCCCTGTTGTGAGGAACGCCTCTTGCGGGGTAATAGGATACTCCTGCCTAAAAAGATCCTCGCCTCCGAGGTCTTGTATCTTGCCTCGCCTGAAGTTTAATTGCTCATTGTCAAGCTGATACATATTAGCTAACACCTCTTCCTCCTCGGTTCTCTCAAAGTATGGATCAACCTTACGGCGGTATTCGGGCATCATGCTCCAAGGAATGAAACACACCTGCCACTCGCCTTCGCCCCTTAGGGCTCTCATGCATGCATCATAGAACCAACCCCCCGCTCCATT